ATTCTTTGTCTAAGTTCTTCATCTGTTTCACGAAAACGACCTTTGTTAAAAGGTTCTGGATTTGTTACAGATGCTATGTTAAGATTAGAACTTACTAACTTAGTTACTGTATTTGCAGGGAAACTTAAATCACCTACGGTAGCAGACTCAGCACTTACTAACACCCCTACTGAATCTAGTTGTAATGAATCTGAGTTCGTAGTGGTTAATTGATTATTGTTACTGGAGAAGGATAAAACAATTGTTTCTCCGACAATCTCGTTAACAGTCTGATCTCCAGTATCTAATACACCTTTCAAACCAACTAGTACATTTTCTACAGTAGGGGATATTCCTCCATTAAATGTAAAAGATTCTCCCTCCACATCTATTGTATACTCTGTATTATCTTCTAAGGTTAGTACTGAGAAGGTAGATTGATAACAATTGGCCCTGTTTAAAGTGATAGCTTCTTGTGTAAGTACATTCCTGTTCTGATCATCTTTACAAGCAAAGAATGTAGGTAAAGTGGTATTCACACTACCTGTGAATAATAAACTTCCTGTACTACCTGATTCTTGTAATCTGGTCAACCTTGCAATACGTGCCAGTACATCTAGGTAGTATCCGTTTGCCTCATCCCTATTACCAGATGAAGTAACTGCTTGCCCTAAATCCCAAAGGTCTTTAACACTTGCCATAAAGATGTTAGAAAATTGCCCGAAAGGGGATTCAGGTGTTGTTGGGAGATCTTCACCTAACTCTTCTTTAGCTCTAGTAGCAACTTCTGACATGAGTTGATCGAAGGATTTACTCTCCCAACCATTATCAGTTACACCTGCCATACTCTTGCTCCTAATGTTTTAAAGTTGTTGTAAATAAGGAGGGAAGTTTATTGTTTCTCCTTCCTGTGTTACAACACTATAATTATATTGATATTTTCTTGATTGCTGATCGAAAGTGTAAGAACTGGTTAGACTAGCCACTAACGGTAAGCTTGTAAGGTATCTATCTAACTCTTCAGTAATAAATGCTTCAGTGTCTGGGAAATCTTGCCCCAAAAAGTACCTTACATTTTCGATAATTGTTTCATCAGTGTTTTCAATCCAAGGCAATCCGTAATTCACGTGAGTGAAGAACTCTCCTAGGTTTGTACTTAGTGCTAAAGTTATTCGTTGTTTAGTTTCATCAGCGCCTGTAACCCACTGGAACCCGTCCAACTCTTTAGTGTTAGGATCAATTTTTAAATCCATTATTGAGGTGCTCCTGTAGGTCTACCTTCCGCATCTATGTGGTGGTGCGTGTTAATATTGATACCATTAATAGTCACTGTACCGTTTACACCCATATCTACATCAAATGTAGCTGCACCCCCTCCGACACCTGCGTAACTTGCAGCTTGTACTCCAGACATGGCATTAACTATACCTTGTGCAGTAGTAACAGCACCTATGTCTAAATTCTTATCTAAGGAGGTATTACCGTTGACTGTTAGAGTTTTAGTAATAGTTACATCGGTATCTATTGTATGGTGTGCAGATTTTAAGTAGGATGTTCCTGTAGTATCTACTGTCACAGCCCCTGAAGGGGTGATAGTTATCTTAGTGTTAGGACCTTCAATAATGTAATTATCTTTAGAAGGCTTCTGATTAACTCTTCGGGTACCAAAACCTAACTCAACCCAACAATCTTCCAGTTCAGATACAGAGGAAGCTATTTGGTCTACAGCACTCCCATCTCCATCCAAAAAATTAGATAAGTCACGGTGTGCCCAACAAAGTCTTACCTTATCTCCAACACTTACAGGCATCTTTTGCGTAAAACCTCCGCCTGACGGCAAAGCTACAAAAACTTTACCAATCTTAGGGGAGGTTAATATTGTATTATCTTTCCATGTGTAGAGGTCGTTGATAAGGATTTGTACATTTACACATTGTAATGTTTCATAATCATCGACACTAGTTACTACCGCAGGTACCCCTATATAAAGGTTTTCTCTGTTGAAGTCTCTAGCACGTTTATCTATATTTTCTGAAAGGGACGAACCGCCAAGATCGTAAACGGTATTATTCTGTCCACGAGTTCTATGCTCTGGCATGTTGTCTATACTTCCTCTACTTCAAGTACTACATCCCACGCACTACCTTTACTTTGTAAAACAAGTCTGCGTTTCTTAACTTGATAAGTACCGGAGAAGTTTTCTGTATAAGATGTGTCGGGAATAGTTATAAATTGTCCAAGCTCTACAGGGATGAAGAAAGTATTTACTTGTAAATGTCTAAGTTTTGATTTACTATCTTCTGTAGAAATACCTTGCCTTTGGGTGACAGGTTTTATAGATTTTAATGCTTCTGCAGGAATGTTGTAATTAGTCCTAGAAAAGTTATTGTAATCCTCACCTTGCAGCCTGAACGGGACTATGACTATTTTACCATTAAAGTGACTCCAAGACAAGTTGTGTTTAGCCATCTGGTTATCAACTTTAGTTACAAGAGTACCTACAAAACTGTTCCCACCTGTACGGTAGTGAGAATTTAAATCTCCTAACCCTACACTACCCAATGCCGTTCCGGGAAACCTGCCCACCATATCAAGGATTACATCCTGTTGGGATAGAGATTCATCGTAATGTACACTTGCTGTAGTGTTTCTCATAGCTTGAGCACCAGACGCACACTTAATACGGTACACGTCATCGCTACCTTCCTTATGTGGTAATACTTCCACCACATCCCCTGAGTAAGCCATCTCAACTTGTCCATTGTAACCACACTCAATAATGACTAGACAGTTATCTAAATTTAAGATTTTCACAAGTTCGGCATCAAGGTTATACAATGTTAGCCAAGATCTCTCAGAGTTACTTCCTGAAGTTGATAGACTTTGCAGTGCATCAAATTTAAATGTAAAACCTCTACGGCTTTTCCCATCTTCTTCTAAATTACTTAAGAACTTAGCTTGGCTTGGAATGGTAACTTCATCAGAATCTGTTAGTGGTCTGGAAATCTTTACAATATCTTGTTGGATAGAGTACAGTTCTTTTTTATACTCTCTTGTACCTATTGTTATACGGTAAGCTTTATTCCAATTCTCAGACCATTTAAGGTTTGCCATTTTAACCTCCAGTTAATTCAGCAATCTCTTCTTTAGAGAAATACACTAGACGGAAACGTTTATCCTTACCAAAGTTACCTAAGGTTACATAAACATCCTCTCCTGCAGGGGTTGCAGTAGGGTCAAAGTCTGCACAGAATACGGAACCTTCTAGTTGTAACCTTTCATCTGTTACAAACTTGAATAGGTTTCTTTGTGGCATCATCTTCAATCCCCCTACAATAAGAGCCGCCTCATTATCTTCAAGGTCTTCATCGTAAGTTTCTGCATCGTAAACTGCAAGGTACCAACCTTGACGGTTATTCCAATAGCAATGCATTTGATACTCTACACTTTCAAGGATCAATTTAAACTTCTTATTTAATTGAGTAGTATCTATATTAATTCTGGTTGACATATATCACTCCGTTAGCCAATCAAAACCAGCAGCAAACATGGTTTTTCTTTCTTCTTCTGATTGAGTGGTTTTAGTTGCATTACCTGAATCATCCGCACTTGTCAGATTTTTAACTGATTCGGATTTCTGAGGAGGTAGGTATGTTGTTGTAGCTGCATCAGTGATGAACTGCTGTTCGAAAGTTATTGTAGCTGTAATAGCGTTTGAAAATCTATCTACTGTCACAGACCTATCAATCACAACACAATCTTTCATATTATCAAGAAGAGATTTACCTGACTTGTTTGTGTAGACAGTAAATCTTTCACCTGATGATATTACTTTATCCAACATCCTTTGGAATGTGATCGGGTCTGGAATCCCGTTAGACTCCTGTCTAGCCGTCTTTGTGTAACTTACCATACCTGATACAGAAAGAGTCTTATTACCTTCCTCTAAGTCATCTGAGGCTGTCCTTCCCTGCATGGTACTACTTTTAGATGATCGGTTGCTTTGTGATACAGTAATATTATCTTCACTTCCTA